GGCTTCGATTCCCTTTAGCGAATCCCCAAGAAAAGTCCGCACCTGCTCAGCCCGCTCACGGTACAACCGCTTCCAGGGACGATCTGCCCTAACGCTCTCGATAACAGAGGTCGTCAGCTGCTCAGCAGTGGGTGCCAAGGACTCTTCTACAAACGGAAGCAACGAGCGGAGCTTCAGCTCCGCCTGGTCGCCATCATGGGCCAGCAACGAGTCAACAACACCCCGAGCTTCCTGCATGAGGTAGGTATCTAGGCTCGACTCGGTGTAGACCGACACCATTACAGGTTCGGCTGCGAGGATCTTTAGCGACCCATCAGCTGCCTGCTCGTATTGAACCTTAACGAAGCGACCATCATCTGCGGCGACGATGACGTGATCGGCGAAAGTCCCGATCCGCTCAACCTTGTTCGGTACCACATCCCCAAAGACACGCTTAGCGTCCTTCGAGATCGCCTCATCTACCCGCGACGCGAGATACTCATAGCTGTTTAGAGTCAGCTTTTTGATCTCTTCCGTCGAAACGAAGTGGGTGGGCACGTGGTTTAACCTCTGTCGCAATCAGCGAAATCGAAATCTATAGTGTGATCAATTCCTGTGTCAAGGGCTACTACGATCAATAGCCCATCTACCGTCCACGGATAGATCGAACGTCGTCCAAAAGCGATCGTACCTCTAACAACCGAATTGCCAAAGCTTTATCGTTCTTGAGCAGCGTTTCGAGCTTGTCCATAGCCCGCTTCTCATTCTCCCGATTGGAGCCTGCGAAGAGTTCCTGCTCTGTAATTACGCTCCCTCTACGACGCTTAGATTGCGTAATCGGGTACTTCTTGTTCCGGTAATTGACGAGCCGCTGTACCCGAGGGTCTGTGCCGTTTTGAGATGCGGCTGGTTTGGGCGCAGGTGGTTTAGGAGCCGGCGCGGCGGGTGCAGCTGCTTGGTCACTCGGTGCTCCTGGGGGCGCCATCTGCACCCCATCCGGAGGAGGTGCCTCTGGTCCGCCCTGGTCCTCTTCGCCTTCCGGTTGCGGGGGCTGCGGGGCGTTCTCCTGGGTGTACTTTTGCGATGCCACGTCCGCTTTGGCTTGGTTCATCGCAATTCGGAGAGCATCGTCCTCCTGCTGGCTCATAATCTTTTCAATGTCATGGTCACTAAACCCGAAGACATTGGAAAGCGTCCAGTGAAGAGAGACAAACTGTCCCATGCGCCCAGCAAGATCCGCCCTGGCATTTCTAACTTCCAGCTGAGCTAGCTCGAAGATAGACGAAGGCACCGTCATCTTGATGTCGTAGTCGACAGCGTACGGGTCGATATTCAGCGCCGCCAGGTGGATGCGGCAAACCTTCGCCAACCCGTTGCGTAGTTCTCGCTGAACCCGAAGAACAGTACGAGCGAAACGAACATCCTCAGACGACAAAACCGCCCGAGCAACACCCTCCTCCTGTCCCATGTACGCCTTCGGCACCTTCAGGGCTGCAAACAGCTTGTCCCTGAAGTACTCGATGTCGTCCATGTGCTGCCAAGAAGGAGACCCCAGCACCTCGATTCGAGTGCCATCCTGCCCCTTGCGGCTAGGAACGAAAAAGTCCTCATCCTGCGAGATGGGATTGAACTTCAAATCGAGCTTGTTCGTAGTCGGGTTGAAATACTTGGTCTTCTTGTGCCCCTGACGTACCCGATTTACGAACGCTAGCGCCTCTGCTGGAGGCAAATCGCCAACATCCACATAGAAGGCGTAACGCTCTGGAGCACGCTGAAGCCGGTAGATGAGCGCTGCATCTTCCAGCATCATCAGGCGCTTCCAAATCCACCTGGAAGACTCCAACACCGAGTGCCCGTAAAGCGAGCGTCGGTATTTCCCTCGGAGCCGGAAGTGAACCACCTCCCAGTCCTCCAAAGCCGCTATGCGATCCAACCCACCCATCCCCTGCTTCTCGGTTCCTCCCGCGCGCATAGCCGCACGTGACGCGAGAATCTGCTGGAACTCCTGAGGGGAGTACCCAAACTTCCCCTTGAAATCCTGAACGAATCCGAAAAGCTCACCCCTGGGCCCTTCAATACGTCGAACCGTCGGAGGAGGTAGGAAGTTCAACCCTTCCACTCCGCGCTCGGTGACCAGGATTTCTTCGCAGTCGTTGCCATACTTGCAGAGTGTTCTGGCGATTTCCCAAATTTCCTCGTCCATTCGGAGAGTCTTGTGAATAAGATCATCCAAAACCCGCTGAACGCTCTCATCCTGAGACTCGACCCAAATGGTGCGATTGAGCTGCGTATCCGGCTGACTGGCGTCGTCTGCGAAAATCTCTAGGGCGGTATTGATTTCGGGGTAGTCGTCCATCTCCTCGTAGTCCACGTATCGGGACAAGAGGTCATGCTCTAATCGGAGGTAGTCCGACAACACGTCATAGCCGTACGCCTGAAGCATGTCGTACCCTGTAGATGGGTACCCAGCCGCAGTTGTGCCCTTTGCCATTCGAAGGGCAAGCTGCTCCTTGTCCTGCCGGAAGAACTCTCTAATCCGATTGGCAGTATTGGCTACGAATCCCAAGTCCGACCCCTAGCTCTTATCAGCCCTGAAGCTGAAGATTGTCCTGGAATGTCTTAAAGAACAGATCGGGCTTCTTTGCAAGCGCCTCAATCAGTCGCTCGATTAGCTCATCTGGCAGATCTGGCGTCTGGGAGTAGTCGGAGGGACGAAGAGACATAGCCAAGAGCTTGGTACCCAACTCTTTAGCCGCAATCACCGCCAGCCCCTGGATAACGGTATCCAGAGGTAGTGCTCCAACCAGCTCCTTAGCCAAGTCCTTCGTAAGCGACGAGGGCAGAGTGAGAACGGTGCCGGTATTCGTCGCAGCTTCGGTTCGAAAAACTCGCTTAAGGGGTTCGAGGTTCATTCTTTGCCTATGTCGCGACCATGTGGTCGCTATCCTGGGTACCAACCACCGCCGCCGTTGCCCCAGCTTCCTGGATCGTTGCCCCCACCGCCTTTTAGAAATGGAAGGGGGAGATCTGTGTTGAATGAAGCCGCCTTGTTACCAGCCATCGCCGCCTGTTGCTGCTCTTCCATCCAAGCGTCGCCACTGTACGACAGCCCTCGCATGATGGGAAGCGGTTGTGAGATCCCCGTAGTAGAAAGTGCGAAGCAGCTTGCAGCCAAGGCGTCAGCAACGTCCTTCCTGCCCTTAGGAGGGTGGTCGATCTTAGTCTTGCGACCGTCGTTCTTCCGCTCCAGCTGTTGTAATTCCTCGATTACCGGAGAGTATTCGTAGTACCTCACCCGATTCTCGTACAAGGCTGTCTTTAGATTGTCATATGGGTCGGTAGAAGTATCCACCGACAGAATCTGTGACTTGAACCCGCGCTGGTTGAGCTGCTGGATGGTATCCGCGCTCTGCCAGCTATCAAGGGTAACTCCGGCAATCATGTACCCGTGGGCGCCAAGGTCATAGACGAGATGCCTCAAATCCGCTAGCACAATCTCGTCTCCGGCAGGTGGAACAATTCGGAGCATCACGTCAACTACGTAAATCGGAGCACGCTCCGTGTACTCCTTACCGTCTTCTGCTCTGCGCACCACCTGCTTGTAGCCACCAATATGGGTCATGCAGAAACCCGTGGCGTCCCCGCGCAGTGAGGGGTCGATATGAATCTGACGAAGTGCCTTGGGGTTTAGGATGGGACGAAGTACCTTCATCGTCGTATCCGCGTACCCCCGCTCGATGACCTCGTGAACCATCGTAGGCCAAAGGAACTGTCCACCCTTGGAAGCGTCGTACACTTGTGTAGAAAAAGGATGCGACCGAGAGGTATCTATCGCCTCTAGAATTTTTTCGCGCCTATGGATGAACGGATTGATGGCTACCGTGGCTACGCCAGCCAGGTCACGAATAGAGCCTTCCAAGTCACGCTCAAAGTCCCTGCGGAAGTCCTCGGGCACTTGAATCAGTGTGGCGCTTTCCGGCAGCTTGTCTTTGAACTCTCCATGCTCCGCGTCCGTCAGAATCTTGGAAGGAATGGTCTCGTTACCACAGAGAACCCAGAACTTCTTAGCCGAGTACTGATCCTCCGGCTTCGTGTCCCAAAGAGCGTAGTCGCGAACAAATACCGTTGGATCGTTCTTTGAGTCGCGAATACGCCTTGCAGTGAAGTCGTCCATCGTCTTCTTCGAGGAAACGATGAAGAGCATTCCTGGAAGTTTTCCGTGGCGCTCGAAACGAGACTTCATACGGCGTTGGATGGTGTTGTAGATGGTCTCGGCTCGATCCATCACGCCCATCTGAGCTTCCTTCGAGGTTCTCGGTAGGAAGTTAGACTCGTCCATCAAAGCGCCAATCGCGTTAAGACCCAGGGCAGAGGTGTCGGTGGAAGCTCGCGCCGCCACCCAGATGCCATTCGGGAATCGAAGATCTTTTTTCGTGTCTTCGAACGGGAAGTGTTCCTCGAAGTACGGGCTGGCTTTGATTTTGGACGCAATAGCCTCGAAAACGACTTTGACGGCTAGCGTCTCGTTAACAGAGGTACACACGAACGAAAGGTTAGACCCCCGAGCCAACCCGAAGCTCTTGTGAGGGTCTTTCATGCAAGACAGCTCGTAAAGGACTCGGCACACGCCAATCGTCGCTACGTGTGTTTTCCCGTAACCGATGGAGCCTGTCCAAACCGCCTCGTGATACCCGCCGGAGAACAGGTCTTCGAGATCCGTCATCAACCTCGGATAAATGTTTTCGCAGGTGTTCCCCAGGTAGTAGGGGTCTTTCACGAAGGTCTTCATGTCCACAGGAGTGCGCTTGAACTCTGCCTGCCCAAGAACCTCCAGGAGAGAAACTCCTTCCTGGGGCTGAGCCAACTCCTGCATGACAATCTGCATCGCTTCCCGCTCCTCCGGACTCAGCGATGCCATCTCACGCTTGAGCATCTCCTCCAGCTCCGCCCTTGTTCTCCGGCTTCGGGAGCGACCTTCTTTGTGACTAATCATTTGGACGGTTCCGGTTTCGGAGGAGCCTTGGGTTCGGGCGTGGGAGCCGCCTCGACCGTCTCAGCTTCCTCTTCGTCGCCTTCGACTTCCTTCGCCGCTAGCGCCAAAAACTTTTCGGCAACACCCATGACCTTCTGGCGCGACTCGGAACTCTGTAGAACCCTAGCCACGCTGGAAGTGCCATAGCGCGCCGTAACGTCAGCCAAGAGTGTAGCATCGACTTCCAAAGAACCCAGGTGGCGCTTGTTGACGCCAAGATCCATCTTGACACTCGCTAGCGTCCTAAGCACCTCTACGTGCGCTCTAACTTCCTGGGTCATTGATGGAAGCAGCTTGTTGATTTTCTTCTCTGTGTTGGCGTCGATCTTCAATCGCCGTTTCTGGAACATGGACAACCACTCCAGTTCCTTCACCTCGTCGACACCTTTCTCAAGTTTCTTAGCTGCGGAGTTGAAAGCCGCCGGCATTCTACGCTCCACCAGTTCACCTGGGGGTATCGAAGATCGATACTGCTTCACCGCCCAAATTAGGTTAGCTCGCGAAGACTCCAAGTACTCCCCCTGCTCTTCTTGGATGAACTT